GCCGCAGCCACCCCATGCGGCCGACCGCCGTCGCCACCGCACAGCCCTGCTCCAGCGCCCACGCATCGATGTCGGGCTGCAGCGCGGCGCAGTCGGGCAGCGCACCCGAGACGATCCAGTAATTCACTGCCTTCAGCCGCGGATAAGTCAGCACCTCAGTGACCACGTTACCGTCGCCGTAGTTCCAGAACTGCGCGCGGTTCGCCTCCACTTTGTCGAGCACGTCGGCAACGGTGTGGGTATCACCGGCGAGATGCAGCGCCTTCTCGAACCGCACCCGGCGCTCGCTGTCGGTCATGAGCGGGGCACCGGCACGATCTGTAGCGTGCCTGCGGTGTCCACCGTCAATTCCCAGTTCTGCCCGATGCTGTCGGCCATGATGATCGAATGGAACGTCGGCGGCCCACCCTGCGCCCCGTCCGCTTTGCGATTGATCGCCTGAGCGACAAGCGCCATCTGCTGCTGGACTGTGCCGCTGACGGGCGCCACGAACGGGGCGGCCGGCTTTGCCATCAGCGACTGCCCGCTGGCTGAATCAGCAGATGCGGCTTGCCGATTTCCCAACCGGCATCGGCGGTGCCTTGCACACGCACCCGGACGCTGCGCCCTGACACCCGCGTGTCCATCAGCCCGTTGTTGATCTCTGTATAGACACCTGTATCCCACTCGTTGGCGGCATCGAACGGCTGTTCACGGGCGAAGAAGCGGAAGCCGAAAGCTGGCTGCGTCACCGAGGTATTGCCGTCGAACGTGACCTGCAGGATGTCCATCCGCTGATCGCCCTCGCCGAGCGCCATGTTGCCGGTCTCGGCATAGACCTGCTCGGCAGCTGCGCGGCTTACGCCGTCGTCCGTGTAGCCGACTTCATGCTGGAACAGCGCGCCACCACTGCCGACCGCACCGCCCATAATAGGATAGTCCATGGTGCCGGCACGATCGCCGCCCGCCCGCGCACGCGAGCCAATGCCCCAGATTGGCGGGCTGCTGCCGTAATTGAAGAACAGATATCGGTTGCACTCGCCGGTGGAATTCGCATCCGGAAAATCCCACCACGCCTCGGCAAATTGCGGATTGGGTGAGCCGAACAGGCGGCCGGTAATGCTGGGGTTGAGCGTGGCGAAGAACCAGTCTTTCACGTCGCACTGCAGGGCCTGCACGGCGCCGCTGTATTGCCACCAGTTCTGATTGCTGGGCCACACCACCAGGCTGCCGAAGTTCACCACCGCGCGCGGACTGATCGGCCCGCAGCCGAAGCCCACCTGGGTGATGCCGTACGCATAGGGCGGCCCGACATACTGCATCAGGTGCGCGTCGTTGGTGGTGAAGATCAGAATGCCCAACTGCGTCTTGGTTGCGGTGAGCACTGCGGCCGTGGTCACCAGCTGCTTGTCACCGGCGAGGTTGGCAACGCCCGGCGTCCACACAGTCATGTCCTCCTGGTCGCTCCAGGCAATGCGGCGCGGATCGCCATCGGCGCCCAGCAGCACCACCTGGCGCTGATCGGTGACGATGCAGCCGCGGTTCTGGGTCGGCGCATTGAGCACCTGTGTGGCTGGCACGCCGGGCGTCGTCGGATCCCACGAATACAGGTGGCCGTCCTGCGTCGGCACCACGACCAACAAGTCACCGAACGTGTCCATGCTCCACCAGTCGGTGGGCTTGCCGAGGATGCCGGGCGGCTGAATGCCACCGCCGGTCGGTGCGCTGATGCCATAGACGCCGTTGCCGTAGAAGCCGAGGCCGTAGCCCGATGCATAGCCCGGCGGCAGGATTGGTGGCGCCCCTGTCGGGGTGATGTCGTAGTATTTCTGATCGTCGAAACTATACGCATACAGGTTGGTGTCGGTGCCGTATGCCGCCCAGCGCGCGAAAGTGTTGTCGTGCCAGGTGAGCACGTCACGCGGCAGCGCATCCACCGCGGAGCCCACCAGTTGCGAGCTGCCGCCGATGGGCTGCATCACGCCACCGCGCCAGCGCACGTTGTTGGTGTCCCACCAGCGAGTTCCGGTGGCCTCGGGCGTTGCGCCGCGCACCACGCCTGGGGCGAGGAATAGCGGGGCGTTAGGCACGCGCCGCCTCCAGCTTCGCCACTCGCTCGGCGAGCTCGGCGACGGCATTGCAGAGTGCCAGCGGCAGTGCTGCGAGATTGGTGCCGAGTTCGCCGGCCAGGTTGTGCGACAGGCCCTTACGCTCGGCGTCGGTTGGACCACCGAGCGGCATGTTGCACACCATCTCTGGCATGACCTGGCGCGTCGCCTGCGCCGAGAGGCCGTAATAGGTGCGACCATCGGCCGGCACGCTGCCGGCGCCGTTGTATTCAAACGCGATCGGCTTGAGTTGCAGGATCTGCGCAAGGCCGGCGGTGTAGGGCTGCACGTTGCGCTTGGAACGATCGTCGCTGCCGGATCCCCACGGGCCGCCGCCCGGCTTGAACCCATTGGTGGTGACCGCGAGGTTGCCCACGTTGTCGAGCCACATAATGGCCGAATTCCAGTTCCAGAAGCGCGTGCCGGAGGTCTGGACATAGGTGTCGGTTACGTTGGTATCCCAGTTGAACACCCGCTGCGCGCCGCTGATGTAGATCGAGAAATGCAGGTTGGCGCCGATGGAAAGGCCCTGTTCAGTCGTAATGTTGCCAAAATAGATGGCGTTGTTGGGCAGCGAGATGTTGCCGGTGCTGGTGAGGAAGTTGCCCTGCACCCACGACATGTTGGCGGCCATATTGCCGCTGGTTGGCGCGCCGGAAAGATACAGCGGGCCGGTCATCTGTCCGCCGGTCAGCGGCAGGTAAGCGCCGCCGCCGCCGCCACCGCCAGTGCCCGAGAGCGACTTCAGCAGTGTGTCGAGCTGCGCCCAGTTGCCATTCAGCTCATTACCCCAGCTGTCCTGATCGCCGCCGATCGTGGGCAGCGTGAAGCCGTAGTTCGGCGTCGTGCCTGACAGCAGGGAGATGGACATGCGCTATGCCTCCGGCAGCGCGGCGGGCTGGTCGTTGTAGGCATTCAAGGCGCCGGCCACGCCATTGCCGCGCTTCGGTATATACTCCTGTGGAGGCGCTGCGGCGGCCATACACTGCTGCTGGATGGTGGCGATCAGCGGTGCCACGGCCTCGTATGGCCCTTTGGCAAGCACCACGAGCGCGATTTCCCACTGCGCTGCTGCGAGGGTGACGCTCAACGGCCGATCGCGTGCGATCTGTGGTTGCTGCATATCGTTCATGGCTATTTCACCCCTGGCGGTGGATTTTGCACCGTGGCAGTGCCTGACAGCGTGCTTTCGCTGTTGTCGTCCGCCAGTGACACCACGTAGGTGCCGCTCGGGTCGTACGGCACGCGCACCGTCCAGCCCATCTGGCCAAGGCCGCCCCGGCGGCCGTACCAGCCGACACGGCGCACGTAGTCCCATCTGGTGCCGGTCGATGCGGTATTAGGCACCGGCGGCCGCACTGCTCGCGTAGGGTCGTTGATGTAATAGACGCGGCCATCGCACGGCACCCACTGTGGGTTTGTCGGTGTGCCGGACCAGATCGTGCCAGCGAATGTCGGCATGGTTCACCTATGTTGAACTGTCAGTTATGAGTCCGTATGCGGCGAGCGCAGTGAGCAAGCTCGTCAGCGCAGCATTGCCGCCTTTAGCGCCCGTCACTGTGGGACGGGCGATGGGCGCGGTGTTGTTGAAACCGCTGTTGCCGTTGACCCGCAGAGTGCCACCGACCGTTGCGTTGTTGGTGACTGTCAGGCCAGTGCCAGTGCCGTTGGCAGTGAACGCGGCGTTATACGACATGGCGCCAGTCGAGCGCGTGATGCGGAACAGCGGATTATTCAGCACTGTGCCGGTATCAGTGAAGTTCCACAGGTCGAGATCAGAACCGGCGTTGCTGCCGCCCTCAGCAGTGGCGTTGGCGAAAAGCTGCCAGCGGTTGGAGAATGAGGTCGCGTTCGTTGCTGTCATAAACCGGACTGCTCGGGCTGCCCCGGCTGGAGCCGCAATAGAAAAGAACCGTGGCCCTCCGAAGTCGCCGATCTGCGTATGCGCCCTGGATAGAAAGCTGCCGCCACCCCCGCCAGGCACCGCCACGATGACCCCGCCGACGCCACCTGAGCCGTCACCGGCTCCCGCTTGAATGGTCACGGAGCCCCCGGCAAGCCCCGACCCCGCGGCGGCATTCGGCGCGGTGATGCTGCCGCCCACCGCAACGTTGTTAGTGACCGTGAGGCCGTTCCCGGTGCCGGAGAACGTCACAGGCCCGGTTACGGTGGCATTGCCAGCCAGCGGCAGGAACGTGCCTAAACCGCCGGTCGCCAGCGCGGCGTCAAGCACATCGGCATTGGCATTGAGGTGGGTGCCCCACATCTCATCGTCGGCATCGTACGTCGGCTTGAACAACCCCAGGTTCGGCGTGGTGGTGAAATCGCTCATGGTGCCGCGCCCCTACTGCATCCGCTGCCAGCGACCGCTTAGCACCCGCCAGCGGAACGGCGTGGCGTTGGAAGCAGTCGTCGGCGTGCCGCCACCCATGACCTGCCCGGTATTGGCCTGCATGGTGAGCGTGGTAACGCCGCTGAACCACGTCACCTCGATATCCTGGTTGGGACGCGCATTAGCCGGCATGATGATGGTTGCGGATGCGATCAGCCCGTTGAGGAAATATATGCACCCGGTGCCATCCGGGATCGTGTAGACCTCCGCCGCGACCAATGTATGGGTCAGGCACGTTGCGCCTCTGGCACCGTTGGTGATCACTGCGCCGGTGCCGCCGGGCTGCATGTTGATGTCAACGGCATAATCGGAGAACGAAAGCACGGTGCCGGACGGGATCGTGCCGCCGCTGGTCGGCGCGCTGAGCGTGATGGAGTTGGTCGTGACACTGTTCACCAGCGCGGGCGCCGCCGGCAGGAACGGACTGCCGGTCACCACCAGCCCGGCGATCACGCCGAACGTGCTGGCCAGGCTGATCGTGGTCGAGCCGGCAACCGCATCCGCGCTGGTCGTCTGGGTGGGATTGTCGAGCCCCACGGCGCTGTAATAGGCACCTTGCCCGGACGCGCCAGATCGCACGCTCGGCAGATAACGGGGCACGGCTGGGTTGTTCGCTACCTGGAGGCTGGGGCCACCGGCATTGCCGAATGTCACCACGCCGGACGCCAGCGCGTTGATCGTCGGGTTAAGTTGGGTGACGTTGTTGGTGCCGTTGTCGGTGACGTAATTCACAAAGGCCGGCGCGATGCGGAAGGCATCTAGTTGGGTATTGCTGTTGGTGCCAGAGTCAAACAGGTAAGCGGTGAAGCTGGCTATCCTTGCGGCGTTCGTAATGGTGTTGTTGCGCAGGACGTTATTATACGACGTGCCAGCCAAGTGAAAACAGTTGAACGCCGGCACTATGGCGTTGTTGCCGGCGCACGCATTGTTGGTGATGATGCCGTTGTTGACGCCGTTAAGCAGCACGCCATCGGCTGTTGGCGGTTGCGTCGCCAGACGATTGGTGCCGCCGCCGAACGCGCTATCGGTGATCACCACGTTGATGCCGAGATTGATCGCGATCTGCTGCGCCGATTGTGTGGCGTAGAAGTTGTGGATCATGATGTTGCCGTAGCCGTGGTGTCCGGTGTTCTCCATGTTCAGGCACATGGAGCCGTAGCCACAGGCAACCCGGTCGAAATAGAGCCCCTGAAACGGCGCCTCGTCCGTGGTCTGGTAATCGATGGCGCCCTGGTTGAAGCCGGTAGCGTTCACCCGTGTCCAGCGATGCTCGTAGTGCCCGAGCATGTTGTTCTGCGCGCGGATGATGAACATCGCCAGCGTGGTGCCGTCGTTGATGTGGGCGACATCGTTCCAGCCATCGACGTTGTTGAACACGCCGCCGCTCACCGACGTGAGGTCGAACAGCCATCCCCAGTAACCGGTGCCAGCAATGAAGTTGTAGGTGATATTGTTGATGAGCACGGTGTTGGTCGTGAGATTGAATTGCGCCTTGGCGATCGACACATGCGGGGCCGCCGCGACGAAGCTGGCGTTGTCGATGGTCAGCCGGCCGCCGGGGTTGGTGAGTTGGCCGATGTTGAAGGTGGCGCCGCTGCATGCTGCTGAGCCGGTGAAAGATACCGGGTTTGGTGGCGGCGTGCCGTAGGCGCCGGCCGCGGCAACGGTCGTGCCGCCACGCTGCACCGCGCCGCCGGTGACGGTCGTAACAGTCAGTTTGGCAGGCGTTGGGCTGCCGCCTGGGGTGACGCCGCCGGTTGCGGTCAGCGTCTCGCCGACAACGCAGCCTGAGCCAGTGCCCTGGAACGAGATCGCGGTGAGCGCACTGCCGGGAAACGTGCCGTTCATCACCGCGCCCGTGCCGTTCCCCGCTGTCGAGTAGGCCAGCGGGTTGGATGGCGGCGTCGCGCAACTGCCCGGTGTCGGGATGTTGTTGGACAGTATCTCGCCTGACGTGCCGACAGTCAGCACGCCGATCACCGGCGGGGTGGCACAGGTGCCCCCGGTCAGCGTCAGCTGATCGCCGACCGAGAAACCCGTCCCTGTTGAGCTGACGACCGCCGAGCCGACGCCGATCTTGTTGTTGGTGCCGAAGTTCAGCCACGGCGTGGCCTTGACCACGGCGCCGCTGCCGAGCCCGTCTTCGCCCTGGATGGACAGCGAGATGTTGTTGGCGTTGAGCGAGTCGGCCCCGGTGTAGAGCATCGCGTGATTAGGAATGCGTATCTTGGCACCGGGCTGGCCGAATGCGCCGCCGGTGACTTGCACAGGCATAGCCTGCACATGATCGATGATGGCCTGCATGGCGCACCAGTCGATCTCCTGCGTCAGTGCGGTGGCCTCAGGGCACACTGCTTGTGCGGCTGCGAGCGTCGAATAACGCCCCGAGAGCGGGTGCGAGGTGCCATCCATGATGGCGCCGTAGTCAGCTGGGTTTAGCGAGTCTGCGGCGCGATCGGCCAGCGCGCGTGCAGCACTGCTGCCGGTGGCTGTCGTGCTCGTGCCGCCCACGTCGCCGGTCGAGCCGGGGCCATGCAGGATGACATGGTCGAACTGCTGCGTCGGATAGGTCTGCGCCCATGCCGTGGCCGGCAGCACAAGCAGCAGGAGGCCCGTAATCAGGTCACGAATAGACAGGGGAGCCTCCATTGTTCCACCAGCCGGCTGTGGCCTGCGGCGCGGTTGGCAGGCTGAACAGCCACGCGGTCATGGCGGCGCTGAGGTTTGTCATCACCAGGGCCTGGTCGAGGATGTCGGCGTTGGCATTGAGGTGATAACCCCAGGTGCCGGTATCGCTGTTCGGCGTCGGCTTCATGAGGCCGAGGTTGGGTGTCTGGGTGTAGCTCATGCAGCCCTCGCAAACGGCCCTGGTGCCCAGGTGCCAGCCACGCATGGATACATCTGCCCGAAGGTCAGCGAGATCGCTGCCACGCTGGCGTAGGTCGCCGGCCCAGTGCCGTAGCCGAAACGGCCCCAGCCGCCCCTGCCATAGCCCACGGGAACACCGGCCACCGGATATGCCTCGATGGCGCCTGCCGACACCCGCGGGCGGTCATACTGGTGGATCACCAACGGCGTCGGGCTGGTCGGGCTATAGAGGCCAACGCTGTAGTCGCCCCAGCTGTAGGGGATGCCGGCGGACGTCAGGATGGCCTCCAGCAGCAGCTTACCGCCGGTGGGTGCGTCATACACCAGCACGCTCGACACGGTGCCCCAGTCCGATTGCGCGGTGGGCCATTCCAGCGTTTCGAGGTTGGACACGATCTGCACGCCGCCATCAGTGAGTTCGTCGGTGAGCTCGATCGTCACCGGCTGGCGCGCATAGCCCAGCGGGTTCACCAGCTCATGGATGTCGTTGCCGAGACCGGCATAACCAATCAGCGGCAATGGCCATGGGAATGCTGGCATCAGAACACCGCCGCGCGTTCTTCTGTTAACGGTGCGCCACTGTAATCACTTTGTTGCTTGAACGTATTGGCTCGGGTGACGGCCTGCTGATAGGCGGCATCGGCCTGCGCGGCGCGATCGGCATCCTTCGCCCAGCCGGCGGCGTATCGCAGCACGCCGAACAGATAGCAGCCGTAATACGCCTCAAGCACCACGTTGGTGTCGCCCGGCGCGATCAGCGGGCGCATCTTGCTGTAGTAACCCATGAGCACCTGCTGCGGCATCCAGGCGGGATCCGGTGGATTGGGTATGGAGGGATGCGGCAGGAATTCGATGCAGTTGGCCAGGATGCGAT